GCCAGTTCAATCGAGATTTGTTCCATGCCGCAACGCTGCGGCTAATTTTTTTGGGATAGCTCCCAATTTGCTTGGGAGATTTGCGCCATGACGCCGGACAAAGCGCTTCGCGAACTGATCGAACCGCGCTCGGCCGACGAGCCGATCAAAACTGCAATTCAACGTGCCGCCCGCCTCTCTGGTCTCTCGTATTGGCGATGTTTTGACCTGTGGTACCGCAAGGCCCGCAGGGTCGAAGCCTTTGAAATCACAGCAATCGCCGACGCGCTGGAACGTAAGCGCGAACTGGAGGCCAAGAATGAGCTCGCGCAACTTCGGCTTCGCCTATCGCGGCTCGAAGCCCGTTTGCTTTCGACGGACGAGGACTTTTATCGCCCGCAAATTGATTTCCTGGGGCGGTCGGCTTGCAAATCTAGCTGAGCGGATCGCGCCTTGGATTGACGAGAACCAGTAAGTCCCGCGTGGCGCGCCGGCGGCCTTATGCCCGGCAACCTTTGAGCTTCACAATGGCCGCGCTCCCAAACCCGTTTATCGACCCGACCAAATCCGACGTGGACACGATGATTGCGCAGATGTTGGACGAACTGAACCTGTTCGTTCCGCATGTCGCGCGGGAAATCCACGCCAGCCGCCAATCTGACGATCCCGCGCAACTGCTGTTCCTGCGCAAGGAATTCGCGCCGATCCGCGATGAGATTGCGAGGCGGTGATGTCGTTCGTCAGCATCTGGCCCGACTATCACGTCGACGCGTTGAAGACCAACTTCGCCGCCGGAATGTCGTTTGCCGAGAATGCCGCCGACCTCAATTCGAGATTCCGCACGAGCTATTCCCGAAACGCAGCCATAGGGAAGGCAAAGCGAATCGGGCTTACACAGGCGGACAAGCCCAAGGTGGCCAGCAAACCACGCAACACCAGCCCAAAGCCATGGGACGAAGAGGGAATTCACAAGCGAACCTATTACCGGCGCAAGGCCAAGGATAGTGAGCCGACAAAACCTGACCTCATTACGCTGCGCTGTGTCGAAGTGATTCCGCTCGATCTGGATTTGGCCGCGGTTGTTGAACGAGACGGGTGCCGATGGCCTTACGGGGATGGCTCCTACACCTTCTGCGGCCACCCAAAACTGAACGGTTTCAGTTATTGCGGGCCTCATGTTGCGCTGTCGATCGGCGCCGGCACGATCAGCGAGCGCAATGCGTTGCGGGTTCGGAGTTCCGTGTGAAGCTCACCCCGGCAGCCAAAGCGGCTTTGCATGAGGTCCTCTTGAGGGCAGCAATCCGAGCTGAGCGCACCAAGGAAATTCTCGATCGAGTAAGGCGTGTGGAGCGGGAGGCTGACAAGCAATGACCCGCAAGTTGCCGCTTCTTTCCGAAAAACTTCGCGAGCTCGGCTTCGCCAGTTATTCCGATTATCTGCGTAGCGACCATTGGCTTCGCTTTAAGGAAGGGTGGGTACCGCGGCGGTCGCGCAACAAACGTCCGGTCTGCGAGTTCTGTCTCGACCAGCATGCACGGCTGGATTTCCACCACATGACCTATCGACACCTCGGCGCCGAACGCCTCAAAGACGTGGTGCTGATCTGCGAGCATTGCCATGACCGCGTGCACCGCTGGTTCAAGACAAGCCGCAAGAACAGCCTTATCGAAATCACCAAGGCCGTCCAGTCGACGGCAAGAAGGAAAGTGGCATAATTGTCGTCACAACATTCCACAAACTGGTTCTGGAGCGATTGGGCCGGCGACCTCGAAGTCCGCCGGCTCACCGTTTCCGAGCGCGGCCTGTGGATTGATCTTTTATGTTTAGCGGCTGTCGGCAAACCCACCGGCTATGTCTGCGACCAAAGGGGGAATCCACTTTCGAACGAGGAGATCGGTCGCTTTGCGAACGCCTCTCCCACCGAAGTGGAGAGCCTTATCGCCGGCATCCTGGAGAAGGGGGCCGCCAGCCGCGACCGCACCGGGCGGTTATTCAACCGGCGTATGGTACGTCAAGCTGAGAAGGCGGCGGTGAAACGCGCGGCTGGAAAGCTGGGTGGCGGCCAAACGAGAGAAGTGTGGAAGTCGTTGAGAGTAATGGCGTTAGACGCGAGTGCTAGGGCATCTACTAGACCACTTGCTGTGGCACCCCGAGACGGCCCTTTCCAATCCAATAAACAAACTACCACTGTTCGTGTTGAGAGAGGGCTTGGCAATGAAGCCGAGCTGAAGCGGCCTGCCGAAGTCTCACGCACCGAGCTTGCCGAGATTTATGCGAGGAAGGGAACGCCACGATGACGGAGGCGGCGGAATGACGATCCTTTCAACAATTAGCGTCGCGATAGGCTGCGTCATCTCCATCTTTGGAGGTGCAATCGCTTGCTATGAGTGGGGATGGGCGAGGGGCTATGACGTCGGACGCGGGGATGGTGCCAACGATGCCAGACTGAGCCCGCTGCAACGCCATCCCGGCGATCCGCCGCCTGCGAAACCGATGGGGCACTGCTGATGGCTGACCACTGGCGCACGCCGCACACTGCAAAACTGAAGCGCCGGTATCAGGACGGCCTATACGGTATGTGGACGAACTTTCCGCATAAGCATTTTGCGTTCCATCACGTCGCAAACCTGTTCGTGGCCTATCGTTGGGAGCGCGAGCACCCGTCGCGCGTGGTCGAGACTGATAGATATCGGCAATGGCTGGCAAAGCGGGACAACCGATGACCCGCACGCCGCACACTCGCGCGAGGCATTCGCTGGCCATCGCATGCGGCGCGGTGGCAGGCCCGCTAGTGGCGATCCTGTTCGTGCTGCTGGTGATCTGGATTGCGGGGCTGGTGTCGTGAAGCAAGCTCCTATCGTTCCAAATCTTCCACTCAATCACGACTATGCGCGCGTTATCCAGGTCGTCGAGACGACGCTGACACGCCGCGGCAGTGGCACTCCGGACAGCGTTTTGCGGATCATCACGCAATACTGGTCGATGGATGGCGAACTGCTTGCCGAGGTCGATCCATGTCCTGACGAAGCAAAACCCGGCATGGCTTATCCGGTGCCAGATAGATGACCGAGGTGACCTGCTACACGGAATTGATCGCAGGTATCGAGGCTGGGCGCATAGAAATGGGCGTGAGGCAACTGGATTTCGAGATACTGATCGGTGTGACGCAGGGACATTGGGGCAAGGCAGCCGGGCTGCTCGAAGTGAAGAAGTTCGGGATAGAGAAGATATTCGATGCGTTGCGCGGAGCTGGCTTGAGGATTCGCTTGGAAGTGGACCCGGAACAGCGCGCAAAGATGCTCTCGCGCTGCGCTCAAAAATTCAATCCGATGCAGGCCAATCAATCTCGCCCAAGACACTCATCTAGCGTGCCTAGTTCAGCGGTTCTGACCCGTGTTTTAAGGCCTCTGGCGAGAATAGGCGGAAAGGCTCGCTGGGCTGGAAAATCGAAGAAAGAGCGTTCCGAGCACATGAAGATGATGGTGATGGCGCGCGAACTGAAGCGGCGAGAGCGCAAGCGGAGGAAGGCTGCGCGTCGTCGGCACCAGCGGGAACGGGACGCCGAGTTCGGATCGCAACCCAAGCGGTGCGTCGCGCCAAAGCCGGATACGTGCATTCTCAATGGATGAATGTTCGTCGCCCGAACCCAGAACTTGTCGCCGCCCTCAAATGGGAAATTGCGCGCCGCTATGCTCGCAAGGCCAAGGTTGGCAAGCGCACCCGATCAATGGCCGCGATCCGATTGGCCGAACTTACCCGGTGGCTGCACGATACCCATGGCGCAGGTGTTGAACTCGAACCAGGTCCAGCCGCACTCATGATTGCCGAGATTTTCGCGCACCACATGGCCGCGCTGGCCAATCCGGAACGTCGCATCGCGCAATGGCTGGCCTTCTATGCTCCATCGATTCCACCGCTCGAGCAAGAGCGCCTGATCGGCAACGCCACTGGCAAGCCCATCCATTGGAGCGCTGACAAGCTGGGATGGAAGATCAGGCTCAGGGACGAACAGCGGACCCGACTGAAGATCAGGACAATCGGCGCCATCGACTGCAATCGGGAACAACGGGAAGCCAGACGCCGCGCCAACCGCAGGGAACGCGACGCCGCACGCTACCTGAAACGCCGTTCACCCAGTATATAGGTCTCATACTATGCTGGGTGAACAGATTGGCCAGCGAGTGCGTTGCCCGCCTTCTGCAATCACTCGCATCCTGCCTCGCATGAACGCTCTCGCGACCATTCCTGACGCTGAACAGTCCAAAACTGAGAAACCAATCCGCATTTCCAAGCGATTGCAGGAAGCTATTCGGCTGTTAAGCGAGCCTGAGTGCAAGACCCAGCGCGCCGCTGCTCACAAGCTTGGAATGAGCGAGACCTATCTGTGCGAGGCGTTGAAGAAACCCGAAATTCAGGTGTTTATCGCGCGCGCGGCACGTCAAACCATGGCCAGCGGGCTACTTCGCGCATCAAAACGGGTGATGGAATTGGTCGACGCCGGTTCCGAGCACGTCAGCCTTGACGCATCGAAGCATGTGCTGGCGATCGGCGGTATCAAGCCGCCTGCTGACGCGCAAGTATCTGTCAACATTGACATAAAGGCCGGTTACGTCATCGACATATCGGAGGGCCAAGCGCGGCCCATGGTCGACGTGTCACCCACCACATTGGCACATGACTGACACACAAGATGGAAAAGCGCAGCAATATCAACGCTTGGTGCTCCCTTGCTGAGGGAGTTCGCGTTAATGCGCTGTTAAATCGATGGAGGGGGTGGGGCGCCCTCTTCCTGGGGATCGCCGCGCGGAGGGCCGGGGGGAAAAATCGGTCATCGCCGCGCGCGCTGGTATTTCCCCCTCGCGATTTTCTCTCTGACCACGGCCTGCCGGATTTTTTGTTTTCCCTGAAGCCTCGCTGGGATGGTCGCCATGCAGATTGAGACGGTCTGGCAGCATTTGCCCGAGATTTTTCTCAAGACGTATGAGCGGGAGATCATGCTGTGGGCGACGCGCGCGGATGAGCCGACGCTGAAGATCCGGATGTTGCGCAAGCCGGGCTGGGTGAGTGAGCTGGATATTTCGCACATTCAGGAGTTTGCGGTGCTGACGCGGCAGGCGTTTCGGCATCCGGTGAGCGGGGCGATGAAGGTGATGGTGGGGCCGCTGACGGGGTTTGACATCGAGATCATCGAATTGCATTGCCAGCGGCTGCCGGGGATTCTGGCGTCGCGCGCGGCGGCTGCCCGGGCCTGGGCGAAGCGGGGCGGGCAGATGGCGGCGCATTTCGAGCGGGTGCCGGACGCCTTCGTGGAACACTACAATTACCAGTTCAGGGTCTGGGGCGCCGAGTTCAAGACGCGGGGGCCGCGGTGCGCGATCGTGTTCGATCTGGCGCCCGGGGCAACGCCGGAACTGGACGGGGAAGGGCGGCCGGTCTGGAGGGGCGCGTGGTTCGAGGCGCATGCGGACTGGTCGGACCCGTCGCAGCCGAAGCTGATTATTGCGCCGGCGGACGAGGCGAATCAGGAACTGATCGATCGGCACACGCGCGAGATGGCGCGGCACTGGCTTTCATAGGAGGCGGACATGCCGTTGAAGAGCGGGAAGTCGAAGAAGGTGATCTCGGCCAATATACGCACGGAGGTTAGGGCTGGCCGCCCCCAGAAGCAGGCGATCGCGATTGCCATGCGGAAGGCCGGCAAGGCGCGGCCGCGCAGGAAATGATCGAATACGACCCGCAGACCGGATTTCCGATCTTCAGACCAGATGGCGCGGTGCTGCGGGCGTTCATGCGGGACCAGAAGAGCCGGGTGAAGATCATTCAGGGACCGCAGGGATCCGGCACTTCGTCGGCCTGTTGCATGCATATCTTTCAGCGCGCGCTTGCCCAGCCGCCGCAGCGTGACGGCCGGCAGCGGTTCCGGACTCACATCTTCCGCGAGACCTATTCGAAGCTGGAAGAGACCACGATCCCGACATGGAAGGACTGGTTTCGCCCGGGGACGGGTGGCGGCGAATTCGGGATTTTCTATGAAACCCGGCCCTACAGGCACGAGGTCAGGGTCGGACCGCTCGAGCTCGATGTCACCTTCGTGGCGATGGAGGACATCAGGGATGCCAAATCGTTCTTCATGTCGCTGGAAACATCCCTGATCTGGTTCAACGAGGTGCAGTTCGCGCAATACGAGGTGTTCTCGGAAGCCGTCGGGCGCGTGTCGCCGCCGCGGTTTCCGGCCGTAAAGGATGGCGGCTGCGCCTGGGGCGGGCTGATCGCCGATACCAACGCGCCACCGGCCGATCACTGGCTGCCGATCATGCGCGGCGATGTTCCGCCGCCGGACTGGATGAGCGAGGAAAAGCGGAACGCGCTGAAGAAACCGGCGAACTGGGGCTTCTTCATGCAGCCGCCGGGCCTCCTGGAGGAGTTCGAGGAGCAGGATCGCGGCGACGGCCGCAAGTCGCGCCGCATGACCGGATACAGGCCGAATCCGGAGGCCGAGAACCTGAAATACCTTCCGGCTGATTTCTACCAGGAGAAGATCGCCGGCAAGACCAAATCGTGGATCGACGCCAACATCATGAACCGTTCGTCGGTGGTGACCGACGGCAACCCGGTCTATCCGCTGTTTTCCAAGGACATCCATGTCTCGCAGAAGCCCCTGGAGATCATCCCTGGCATCCCGATTACGGTCGGCCTCGACTTCGGCCGCCAGCCCGCCGCGCTGATCACGCAGAACCTGCGCGCCGACTGGTTCGTGCATCGCGAGTTCATCGGCCGCGACATGTCGGCCACGCAATTTGCGCCGCTGCTGAAAGCCTTCCTGACCCGGGAATATCCCGGGTTCACATTCAATTTTTGGGGCGACCCGGCGGGCCAGCACCGCGGCGAGGCACACGACGAAACGCCGTTCGAGGTGTTCGACGAAAACGGCATGCATGTGCTGGCGGCGCCAAATCCGCAGAACCAGCTGACGGTTCGCCACGAGGCGGTCAACGCGATCCTGATGCGGAGGTCGAGCGGTGGGCAGCGACCGTCCGCTCTTCTGGTCGACCCGTCCTGCGTGACCTACATCACCGGCATGGCAGGCGGCTACTTCATGCGGCGGCTGCGCGTTTCCGGCGAACGCTATGCCGACGAGCCGGAGAAAAACCAGTACAGCCATATTTGCGAAGCCGGCGAAAATGCCTTCCTCGGCGGCGGCGAGGGCAAGGCGGTGACGATGGGCCGCAACGCCAATCTCAAGCCGGTCAAGGCCTATGCCGGCCGCAAGACGATGCGCCGCGTCGTGGCGTGATGGAAGCGTTCGTGCTCAAAGCTGAAGAGGCCGCGCGCTGGTCGATCGTGTTTCACCGG